TAGAACCTATACCAGTGTAGGCTTCATTGGTAACTACAAAAGATTTGTTATCACTTATTGCCTCATCTGATACTCGTAATCCATATCCAGCACCTTTAGCAACTGCCCAGATGGTTGGTTTTTCATTTGAGAATGACGCAACCTCTAGTTGTGAAGTAGGTAATGATGTTCCAATGCCGACCATACCATCAGCTTTGATTCGGAACATTGTTGTTGCAGTTCCAACCTCAATAGGACCTTCTGCAATCGCACCAGGCTGTTGAATTGTAATTTTACCTATATCACCATAAGTCGTTGTTACAACACCAGTTGTGTTAATATTAATATCGTCTGCAACACTCTTTGCCATACCAGCAAAACCAGATGTGGATGCAATACCACAATTGGTAGAATATCCAGCAGTGCTGGCAAAAGAAACAAAACTTACAAGGTTTGTACTATCTCCAAAAACATCATATATCTCGTTGAAGTTATTATTAATCTTAATAGTAGCCGCCAATAAAGTATCGCCCGTTCCATCATTGGGTTGCGTGCCAGTACTAATCCCTTGTTTAGACATTACTTAAAAAACGTTTTCTTTTTATTTATAGTTAATATGGAGGGTTATCATCCATAGTTGCCAATGTTGTACTCATTTTGGTCACAGATGAGTTAACTCTGTTAGTATCATAATAAAAATCAGTAGCTACTGTACTGTTTGCAATAGCAAACTTTGCCTGTGAAAATGTAGAACCACCTATTTTCTTAACTGTAAGAAATTCATCATCCATTTTGATAATATCACCCTTAGTCAAAGACCCAATACCAGCAGATATTGTTATGTTTTGATCTAGTGTACCAACAGCGTCAGCAACAGTAACTCCTAGTCTCTTATTCTTAAGAGGAGTTTGAATAATATTATCAATCATGATCAAGGCTTGCTTGTTGGGTTCCGCAACCTTAAGTGTATGGAATCCAGTTCCTAAACCAGTAAATGTGAAAGGAAGTGCAGTTGCTAAACCAGAAATTCTAAATTTAACATCATCAACTTTTGTTATGAACAAACGGTTAGGCATAACATTTGTTCCTAATTCTACAGGACTTAGGAAAATGTTATCTGTAGGAGTTGTGCCGCCAACGTATGTACCAGCAATGGAAATAACATTAGTGGAAGCATATCCAGTTCCCCCATTTACAACCTCTACATCTGTAATATCCAAATTACCATCTCTGGTAATATTGAATATAGCACCAGATCCAGATCCATCGGTGGTAGAAGGAACGTTAGAATACATTGTTGAAATACCAGTTCTAGTTCCTGTTACTTTAGTGACAGGGAATGTAAGATCGTTAGCTGGAGTTGCACCACCTAAATGTGTTCCAGCAATACTTACATTATCACCAACAAAGTATCCAGCTCCACCATTAGTCAAAGTGACTGCTGTGGATATACATTGACCACTGGTTTGATCGAAGTCAAACTTAACTTGGAATGTAGCACCACTACCTCTGGTTGATATGCCAGGCACACCACCTTCAACAGTTCCAAATCCATATATTCTAAACACAACGCCTGGAGGATTTTCTGTTACAGCTGTTCCTGTTACAGGGCCTGGAATCTGGACATTGTAACCATTTTCAAACATTGCACTACCACCAACACCAGATGCTTTAGCAGCCATAATAATATCTCTTGTTCCTGTGGTATGTGATGTAGTTGCAATACCTATCTTAGTGCCACCAAAGGTTTCTAGGATAACCTCCTGTCCTGTTTGGAAGTTATGTCTAGGAATATCAAGAAGATTATTTCCAAGATCAACATTGACTGGAGCACCAGCACCAGCATTATATACCGCTTTGAATACAGGAGAATTATCTACAGATAATTTGAATTGTTTACTACCAACTAATGTTCCTGTTCTGTCATGAGCACCATTGAAACCATCAGCAATATCATCTAGGTTCAAGACTTTGTTAGTCTTGTTCATAATGAAGCTCTTGATTGGTCTACCTTCTGGGAAGAATATTCTTTGTACCGATCCATCTTCGAGTGCATCATCTTCTGTGACCATAGCAAAGTTATCTCTCTTACCCATATACATTTCATTATCAATGTTAATGATCAGATCAACTTTAGTATCTACAGCCTTAACCTTCATGTTGGTAGATTTTGCAACACCAACATTTACTAAACCATGAGTTATTGCATCTTTCCTAGAATCACTTTCAATAATTAAATCAGAGAACTCTAAGAATCCAGATGGATGAACAATAGATCTTACAGGTTCTTTCCATGTAGAATATGGCAATTTACTCTTGATTGAGTATGAGAATTTCTGGAAGTAGAAGTTATCTGATATTCTCTGACTGAAATCATTAAGAATACCAACGTTCATGTCGTTCTTAGACACTTTATCTCTTGTAGATCCAAGAGTGGTTCTAACGCTAAACTTGTTTACATCTCTTACGTTACCTAGTAGTTGAGATACTTCACCAAAGAGTTTGTCTCCAGGCCTGAGATTTCCAATTGTATCTCTCAATCTAAGTTGACTGATCTTACCATTCCATCCGTTTTCAGAAACAAATCCTTCAAATCTTGCAGATGTTACTTTTTCACCAGATAAGAACTTAGCGTCATCAATAATTGTCATATTGAACTTCGCCATGTCATTATAGTTGACAATAGAACCTAGAGTAAAGTCATCATCATAAGTTCCCAATGTTACAGTAGAAATGCCTGGAGCATTTGCCATACTGTATGTGATAGTCGCATTTACAGTGTTTATACCTGTAACTGTAAAGAATGAGAAGTCATATCCAGATGAGTTGAAGTTAGAGTGTCCTAATTGCCTAGAAGCTGGTTTGATTCTACAGTTTTCTACGAATACTTGATCACCAATAGCAAATGGTAACTTAGTTTCTGTAGAGGCATATCCTGTCTTGACTGGGATATTAAACTGTGCATCTAAAAGAAGTTCAACTGTGACATCTGTACCACTATGACTAATAGCATCAATATCATAACCATTGGAGTTGTTGGTTGTAATAATACTAAGTGGTTCACTAAATTCAAAAGCATTTTTGATGATATGAACTTTATCTACAGATCCACCAGATATAGTTGCTCTAATCTCTACATTATCATTACCACGAACTGCAAGTGAAGGAGGCTGATTATATCTTGTACCACCATCAACCACTTCTATTTCATTCATCCTTGCAATACCACTGATATCAACGATTGCAGGGACAGATAAGAATGGTAGTAGTGTAGGATCAGTAGGATAGTCAAATCCATCTTTGATTCTTTCTAAGGTGTCAATTTGACCAATATCAGGTGAAGAAACTTTTACAATACCATCTTTACCTTGTGTGCTTGCAAATCCAATAACTCTGGGCAAGACTGTATACCCTTTGCCTGGGAAGTTAATCTTAGTAGAGTTAATAGGGCCTCTTGCATTTTTAGATGCAGTGCTGTATGTGATTGTACTTACACCAACTCTTGAAATAAGTCTTTGTGGTTCAAGTGGTTTTTCTTTTAAGTTGAAAGTGAAGTTTTTGTCATCTGTTTTGATAATCTCATGATCAGTTTTTAAAACTACATTTTTGAATGTAATGTTATTTCTACCAGTAACCTCAGTGTCAGAAGATCCAAAAGTCTTTCTCGAATCGGAGGGAACTACAGGTGTCAAATTGTAGAATGTTTTTAAAGGCCAGTCTGCACTTGTTCTGATAGTTATTTTAGCATCAGTTGTTCCAGATACACCATCTCTAAGAATATTGAATTGAGTGTCATTAGTGCCACTTACGTCAAGTCTTTCTCTGAAGTTAAGATCTTCATAGAAATCAAGTTTCATGTCTTGGAGACTTTGATCAGATACGTCAAATATAATATCATTACCATTAGTAAATTCTAAAGGAGGGTTAATTTTAGCAAGATAACTTAAGTTATTAGCGGATGCTTCAGTTGCAGTTGATATTGATACTGGATTGGAATCAACTACATCAGACTTATACTTACAAAGCTTAATTGCATCAGTATTCTCTCTAAGGACAAAGTATGTCTCATTATTAACTAAACCATTAATAGTATTTCCACCATTGTAAAATACAACCTTATCGCCACTCTGTAAAGAGTCATCTAATATTGTAATCTCACTCAAATCTGATGAAAAAGCAGATATTGCAAATCCTATTTTACCAGTTGTAATTTTAGCAATAACTGGGTCATATCTTATTTCAACTGTTTCACTGGATTGTGGTAGTGCATCTAGAGTAATCACATCACCAGTAAGCAATCCATGAGCAGAACTAACTCCTACTTCACCAAAGAACCTTTCTACTTTAGATGTTACTTTAGGGTAGTTAGTTGTAAATGAATGTGCAAACCCAGAGTTAGAAGCTACATCAAAGAACCATACTGCATCTCCAGTGGTAGGAATACCAGTAGTAGACAATCCAATGTAATCTGGTTCAAAGTTAATGGCATATACGTCACCATAATTAAGGAGAGTTTGTGTGCCGAGACCAGATGTTGCACCAGCAGATACTTTAGCCCAAACAAGAGAGGTTCCACCAACACCAATGTTATAGGTTAGTTTTTGACCAGTAAAGAAACCATGATCTTTGATATAGATTCTTTGTTGTGGCACAAATCTATTTTCAATAGTTTGTACTGTGCTTAGTCCAGTAAGAGGTATAGTATAATGAGTACCAGTAGAACCAACACCAACTGTCTGTTGTGGGTTGAAATATGTGGTTCCATTTTCAAAAGTAAATCTAGTAACAGTTGACTGTCCAATCGGGAAAGAGAACTTAGTTGGTTTTAAAATAACATTGTCTATTCCAGCCACATGAGTAAACGCAGCTCCAACAAAGTCTTCCCTGTTTACAAATAGTCTATTGAACTGAGAATCAACATTTGTGACGGTCAGTGACTCTGTACCGATTCCAATAATGTCACCAGAGGAAAATCCTTCAACATCAGTTACAAATATTGATGTACTGACACCTGTGATCGCTTTCGTGTTTAAAAATTGTGAAAGTCCTACCCTTCTGTTAATAACACTAACTTTTCTAGGACCATTGAACTCAGTAAAGTCTGAAGTACTAATACCGCTTAATATTAATGTTTCTCCGTCTGTAACTCCATGTGGAACGCTAGTTATACCTGTGATCTTGTTTTTGTCTTTTGCAAGTTCAGTATTGGTAAATGTAGACACTCCAATCTGCACCGTAGAGATGGGTTTACCTAAAACAGACCCAACTACGATATTCGCCCCGCCACCATCAGTACCAGCGTTATCCAGCTGTAAGACATCATCTACTTTGTAAC